ATACACCTATATAATAAGGTATAAAATAGTAATAGCCTACACAAGGTATTAATTGTACTCCACTCTATTGTTAAGTGTAGGACTATTACCTGAATAACTTGTAAGACCATTCATACCATTTAAAAGCAATACTACACACACCCGAAGGTGCATGTAGTATCAATGCGTAGCACACACTACTAGAGTGTATATACAGGTGCAGATGCTGTGCTCTCGTTGCCGATAGCTTGCCATGAATCACCTGTCTCTGAATCAGTGAAGGTAATAACAAATGCTGGTTTAGCCTTGTCAAAATCAGGCAATAGCATACCAATGAATTCATTATCCTCGGTAGTGGCGTAATGCTTGCCTGATACTTTGGATAATTTAATGAGAATCTTGGATGTGTTGTGAGTGGCTTTGAACTTGGTCAAACTAACACTCTTGGTAACGTTTACAGACATGATATGAAGGATTAAGGGTTAACTAATTGGAGAATGAGGCGGGATATAACCCGACCTCGAATGTTAGTGGGGGTTGTTGAGTAGTTACTTTAATCCCCCACAATCTCAAAAAAATTTTTAAAAAATTTTAAAAAAAATGTTGTAACAAATTTAGTATATAATTGTTACAGGAATTTTGCCAACCCCTATCTGCTTTAATTCATCCTGAATTACCATAGTAGCAACATGTTAAAGAAAACATCTGTCGCAAATATTTACTATTTTTGCGACAAGTTTCAATAAAACACTCTGTTCATTTAAACTGAACATTCAACTACAATGAACACTCTGTCCTAAAACTCTATTACCCTGTTGTGCTAAAACTCTACAATATTGCATGAGATATGCTGCACTAACCTTTAAAACTACACTTAATGCAGTATATTTCCATCATTATTACCACAGTGTACTATAATTATCGCCAACTATATATTACTTTATACCTGGAACTGTTCACTCAACCATAATGTCCACGAAACGTGAACACCCTATTCAACCAAAATCTATAATGGCTACTATAAGCATCATTAACCCCCCATATTGACGATAATGATTAGTATTAGGTACTTTATATTTACACAATATACTACTAAATTATTAGGATTACAAGTATTTTAATACTCTTAACATTTCCTTAACAAAATAATTAGAAAATAAATGCTAAAATATTTGCATTATGGTTTCAAATGAACTACCTTTGCAGAGCAATCACAAGAAGTGACCACCCCAAGGGCACATGAAGGAGGGGTTAGAAGTCGGATAGTATCTATAAATAATAGAGAGGTTTCTCCGATAGTTGCAAAAGAATTATACAACCAGGTAGGTTGCTTTGGATAACAAGAGTAGGTAAAACTCCCAAAGGCACTCCGCAGATTTATCTGACCTCACTCCTACTGAAGTAATAATTTGAATTTTAGAAAACAAGGGTTTGGAAGCAACTCAGGAGGGATTAATTACCTTTAAAGAGTTAAAAAATTTAATAATTAACTTGGTTATGAAACAAGATGAGACTATAACTATTGAAGAATTTCTTACAAGGTTAAACAATGAGCCTGAAGAAATTACTGAACAATCTAACAATGAAATTGAATCTAACAATGAAATTGAATCTTATATAGATAAATTTAATAGGCTACAGTATGAGTATAATCTTATTTTAATAAAATTAGGGAAATTAAAAGTATGAAACAAAAAGTAATTGTTTACAACATGAGTACAGATTCATCTTCTTACTTTACTAGTTATGAAGAAGCATCGAAACATCTGGATACTAAGGCATCCAAACTACATCGGGTAGCTAATACAAATGAGCCTATTAATAATGTATTTTTAATTAGAACTAAATAACTATGAATAATAAAACAGCAGTTTTCTGTTTAGGTCAGGTATTTAAATTCTCTATAGAGGGGAAGTCTGATGAAGAGATTTATACAAAAGCTTTACCAATGGTAGAGGAATTAAGGGGACAGGGAGAAGATGTCATAATGTACGTCAATAATAATATTGAACGTATTTGGAATTACAAATCTATAGCAGCATAATGGGTATAAAAGTAAATCAATTTGATAGTACAGGTAAATTACTAGGATGCTATGATAGTTATTCTACAGCAGCAGAACACTTAACTTGTAATGAAAGTACTATTAGGAAAGCAGCAAGAGATAATAAACTGATATTTGGTAAATTCTACTTTGAAGATGCAGAATTAAGGGGGTTGGATGTGCAGATTGAAGGATTATATGAGATAGGTGAGCCTAGTAATCTTGATGAACAACCAGAGGTAATAGAAATAAACCCTAATAAACCCAAGATATTATTTTTAGATATTGAAACAGCTCCATTACGTTCATATACCTGGGGATTATGGAAACAGAATGTATCTCTTTCTCAAATAATATCTAACTGGTACATAATTTCTTGGGCGGGAAAATGGTTAAATGGAGAAGAGGTATTTTCAGATGTACTAACTTCAGAAGAAGCAATTAATGAAGATGATAGTAGGATAATGAAAGTACTATGGAAAGTATTAGATGAAGCAGATATAATTATTGCACACAACGGAGATGCTTTTGATATACCTAAGATTAATACCAGGTTTGTACTACATGGTTTAATGCCTCCATCACCTTATAGGACTATAGATACTCTTACTATTGCAAGACAAAGATTTGGGTTTACCTCTAACAAACTGGATTTCTTAGCAAAGTTCTTTGGATATGAGGGCAAAGCATCCACTACATTCTCATTATGGGAGGATTGCATGATTGGAGATAATGATGCCCTACATTACATGGATTTCTACTGTAAACAGGATATTATTACATTGGAACAGGTATTTATGAAGCTTAGACCTTATGCTAAAGGATTACCTAATTTAGATATGTATCAGGATGCTCCAGTATCAGCTTGTCCTGTATGTGGTAAACAGCATCTTAAAGAAGTACCTGATAAATTCTTCTATACACAGGCAGTAAAGTATCAAGTATACAGGTGTAGTGATTGTGGTGGATTAGCAAGAGCTAAAACAGGAGTAAAGTTTGAGAATAAGAAACAAGTAAGTGCAATACCTAGGTAATATGAGTGAAGGGATTGAATTAACTTTATTTCTAATTGGTATTATGGTTGTATTTTATATAGGACTATATATATTAGATTATGCATGGTTTAAAGAATTTAAAGATTTTAGAGATAAATAAAATGGAACATTATAACTTTTCAGAAACAGATAAACTAATCATTGCAGAAGATGATTTAAAAGATGTATTATACTTTTGTCCTAATGGGCATGGAATCTACATGAAGTATAAAAAAGCAACGTCAAGTACTTGTCCCTTCTGTAATAAATCAAATGACCCTATTCAAGATGTTAGGGAATTAAGGAAGAAATTTAAACGGGAATTAAATATAATATAGTATGCTGACAAGAAAAATAGTAAATAAGATAATTTACAAAGAGGATTTTATGAAGGATATGCCAATGGCTACCACAGATTATACAGTTACTACCTATTTATTTGGTGTAAAAGTGTATAGTCACCACTTTAATGAAGATATTTCTTCTATTACAGGTAAAGCTACAGGCAAGCCATCATTGGGGTTTGGTAATTCTAACAAAAAAAGTTAGAAAGAATATGTCAAAATATTTGCTTTTGTAATTAAGATGTATTACTTTTGCAGAGTGTTTAATTTAATGGGCAGTGTAAAGTTGGAAAAGGTAACACTGATTTAGAAATAGATTGTTTGTGTAGGTTCGACCCCTACCTCTGCCCCAGAAGAATGAAGAAGAGTACCCTTATTATTAAATTATGTCAGGTTATAAGTTTCTATATTGGGATGATGCTGTTACATTAAATGACAGATTAGATGTCTCTGAGAGCTTATTACCTGACTCAAACAAGGCAGAAGATGCAATTAACAATCCCCACCACAACACGCAAATACTTCCAATTGGCGTTGGAATTACTTCGCTCAATCCCACCATTAAATACCCTAAACTCTAAAGAACTTGCTGTATTAGCTGAGTTACTTTATTGGGATTACCATTATCGTGCTCTTGATAAAGAGATTCGATGGAAGATGGTATTTGATTACAGCACCAAACTTCTTATAATGGATCACGCTTATGTGGATGAGCAATCTCTTAACAATTATCTTACATCTCTTAGGAAGAAGGATATATTGTTTAAGAAAACAATTAAAACTAACTTTGGTTTAGACCCTTTAAATCCTATATTAACTATTAACTTTAAAATCAATGAGTAAATACCCAAGCACACACAGTTATAAAGGAATATATTCATCTGAAGAAGATAGGGTAGATGCTGAAGATAGGATATTTAATGTATGTACCAGACTAGTTGATGATAGTGAATACACTGATGAATTCTCTACAGAGAAATATATGGAAGGTGAGATGTTTGTACTAGAAGTTACATATACAATTAGTAAATAATATGAATAGTCATATAATTCTTATTAGAGAAATTAAAATAAACTCTTGGGATGAAAAAGAATATTGGTTTACTACTTATGTTTATATACCAATAGTAAAAGAAGTGGGGATTCATATAATATCATGGAAGCAGGTAGATATTTATCAATATAAACATATTGAAAGAGGTAGACAAGAGTTGATTGAAAGTATTTTACATAAAGTCATTCTAATATGTATTACAAAGTAGCAAGATAAATAAATAATGAAAGATACAAGTAGTAAAATAGTAATTAGAGAGGATTTAGATGAATTATTAAAAGATGATAAATTAGCAGTTAAAATAATTGAGGGTTACTTAAACAAAGATATAAGTTTAGGGGAATATCTTAAAATCTTTGATAATAAATAATATGGAAAAGTATTATACACCTGATATTGAAGAATTTCATATTGGATTTGAATTTGATATAATGGAATATGCAGGTAAATTATTACCTGGTAGTATAGTAAATAAACATTGGAATAGTGTTACTATTGACGATTCATATGATTTTAATACAATATGGGATATTTTTAATGAGAAGAAAAATAATCAGGATTTAAGAGTAAAATACCTTGATTCAGAAGATATTGAGAGTTTAGGGTTTAGAAAATCTCCATCAAGAGATTTTTACGGTACTGAAATACTTGTGTATACCTTTGACTTTATAGGTACGGATGATTCTTTTGGTAATATGAAAACATGTGAGTTAAATATTGATACATATACTAATATAATTAGAGTAGAAGATTATGATTGGCCTTTATTTATGGGTAAGATTAAAAACAAATCAGAATTAAAGAAACTTCTTAAACAATTATGTATTACAAAGTAGCAAGACAAATCTATAAGGAATTAGCTGTTAAACATGAATTGTCTATAGATACAATAGAACAGATATGTAGAACTCCTCTAGAATACTTCGACTGGTTAACAAAGAATAAAGCTAGTAAGGAGGAGATTAACTTCCCTACTTTAAGAATATCAGGATTTGGAGTATTATATGTAACAGAAGGTAGAAAATATCATTATAAGAAAGCAGCAAATGGTAAAAATAATATCATGCTTCAATCTGGAAGTATTCAATCATCTGATAAGCAAGAAACCTAAATGCTTATTCTCTCAAGAGATTATATTTACGGAACGTTGTAGGAAGTGTGCTCAATGTTCATTCCTAAGTAATGAAATGAAATGTGCTAAATCAGATTGTAAATTTTACCAATATACACTATTTAATATTAATGGAAAATGCCCGATAAAGCTTTGGTAAAGAATATAAAGGTAGTTAAGAATAATATTAAACGCATACAGGATACATTCTTTCCTAATATAGATTATAGAGAACAATTTATTACAGGTAAGGTAGTTAGTGAGGATAAAAGACATACAATGATGCAATCCTACATTCCAATAATAAGAGGAGATGTTTATTTAATCTTATTAGTTCATAGATATGAGGATAAGGCAGATACTCCTACTAGAAAGAAAGAATACATTCAAAGGTTTCTTCAAGAAGCTAATATGTTACAACAAAGGTACATAGTTAATGAAACATTAGTTAGTGTAGAGAACTTTGGGCAACCTTTAATTTATAAAATGGAGTATTAATGGCAGAATTTATATGTAGAAATGAAGAATGTACTAACCATAATCAATTGATTTATAATGGTTATGTTACTTACAGGATGCATGGGGATGATTTCCTTGCTGATGAAAGATTCTGTTTAGTATGTGATAAAGAAATGGAAGAGATTAAAAAGAATACAGGAACTGAAGGATTTTTCCTTAAAGAATCATTTGGGTCAATTAACAAGAACTGGAGTAACCCAGGACATAAAAAACCAATATATTAAAATTAAGATTATGCGAGGACAAGTATTATTTAACGGAGTGATTATCAGGATTTCTATGGAGAAACCTGTGGAGCAAAAGACTAAGTCAGGTATTATCCTACCTACAGGATTGGAGGAAGATGTTATTAAGAAGATGCAGTTGTTTAAGGAACATCCTTATCGTGGAGAGGTTATTCAAATAGGCAGTAATGTAACTACCTGTAAGATAGGAGATATAGTTCTACTTGCTAATGAGGCTCTTACACCTCTTATTGAGGATAGTGTATACTACCATTATATTAGGGAACATGAGATTATCTATGTTATCACAAAAGAAGAATGGGATAAAAAGAAATTTGAGGTATGTATGGAAAATTTTCCCACAGCACTTAATTCTGTTATTAACTAATGTTACTAACTAACTTTGACCTAGCAGTAAACTTTTGGACTCTCTATCCACAGATGAAAGTTCCAAGAGTTTTTGCTACCCTCTATACAGGTGATAAATCAAAAGGTAAGGAAGATAGTTCCAAGATAATGTGGGCTATTGCTATGCTGATAGATGTATCAGAAGATAATAAATATAGGAATCTTAATGAAGAGGATAAAAAACACCTTATAAAAGCAGATTACTTATTTAATGATGCTTTTGATTTTACTGTATATCAGGATTGTATAGACCAATATATCAAGTTACATATGAGTAAACTTGAACAGGAACTTAGAAATCAAGAGATTAAATTAGAAGAGAGGGCTACATTTATTAATGATACAGAGTATGATTTAGATACAGGAGAGAAACTAGATAAGTTCCTATTGAACACTGCTAAGTTATATGAACAGATTTCTGTACTTAAAGATAAGATTAGACAGGAGAAGGATTCAGGAACTACGCGGGGAGGTATGATTAAATCAGCATCAGAAGCTCAATTACTATAATATGGAAGTACCAATAATTAATAATAGGAAGAACTTTTTATTTCAGAATCACCCTGTATTACATCCACAGTCTTTAAAGTACTTGGAATACTGGAGATTTATTAAAAGGTCTGTTATTGAAGGTTATTGGGGACAAGATACAGTAACAGAAGGAGATAAGGGTTCGTGGAGGTTTATGCCTCCACAACTTTTTTTCTATAGTAACTGTTGTTATATATTACATAAAGAAGAAGGTGCTTCTAAGACTGCTCCCAGAAAGAAAGTACATCCTAATTTAGATGATATTGATTGGGACTTTTTCTATAAGTATTTAGAAGCTAGGGGGTTTAGTGGATTTAAAGATGATAATGAATTTACCTCTTGCAGAGATGTAGAGTTATTTGAGAAGGGGAAAATAGCAGAAATAGATATTCCTGCATCTGCTTATAATAAAAAGAAGAAACTTAAAAAGTATATACCTGCAAGACAATACTTAATACAACTACATAATAAATCTTTGGGTATCCCCATCTATGATAATGATGCCAGAAACATGGTGTTGTTAGGTAGTCGTGGAGCAGGTAAAAGTTATTGGGTTGCACAGGGGTGTGTATTACATGAATTTATAATAGATGGGGCTAAAGAGTATAATGAGGAGAGCATTAAAAATCCTGCAAAAGTAGAAATATTTGTAGGAGCTGCTATTGCTGCTAAATCTTCTGAAATGCTTGAGAAGACCATTATGGGAATACAGAATCTTCCTGGAGCATGGAAACCTGGTACTACTGAAGAAATACCATCGCCATTATATAAAAGAACAACAGGGTCATTAACTCAACCCAGTAAGATACCTTGGATTAGTAGATATGAGGAAAAGATTGGGGGAGAGTGGAAATGGCAAGGTTCATTAAGCAGTGTAAGACATGGTATATGGACTATAGAGAACCCTGAAGCAGCAGCAGGGGGTAGGTACAATTTAGTTGTATGCGAAGAATTTGGATTACTTCCAAACTCTATTACAGTTCATATGTCTAATATACCTACTATGTTTATTGAACATAAATTTGGTACAGCATTATACTTAGGTACAGGGGGTAATATTGAAAAGATACATCAAAGCCAGGCAATATTCTCAGACCCTGAAGGATTTGATGCGCTAGAGTTTGATGATATATGGGAGAATACAGGTAAGATAGGGTACTTCATTCCTGCTACTTATAGTAATAGGAAGTTCAAAGATAGTAATGGCAATACTAAAGTTAATGAAGCTACTGAATATTACACTAATGTAAGAGATAAGAAAAGAAAATCTAAGACAGGTAGTGCTTTAGATATGGAGATGATGAATTATCCATTAGTTCCATCAGAGATGTTTCTTAGTAAATCCCATAATAAATTCCCTATTGCTGATTTGAAGCACTCTCTATCTGAATTACTTACAAGTAAATTACTTGATGCTTCATGGAAGGGAGAGTTTGCAATAAGTGGTGAAGGTAAAATAGAGTGGAAAAACCTAGATAGAAATCCTATTAGGGAATTTCCTGTTAGAGATATTAGTAATATTGAAGGTTGTTGGGAAATATTTCAAATGCCTGTATATGTAAATGATGGTATACCTTTTGGTAGATATGGGGCTTCATTAGACCCTGTTGATGATGATGATAATGCAGATAAAAGTAGGTCACTACAATCCTGTTTTATAATGGACTTGTGGACAGATACTATAGTTGCAGAATATACAGGTAGAACCCAATTTGCTAAAGATTTTTATGAACAGGTTCGTAGAGGGCTATTACATTATAACTGTAGATTATTATATGAGAATAATAAGAAAGGGGTATTTGCTTATTTTGATCAGAAGAATTCTCTACACCTATTGGAAGATACCCCTGAAATGCTTAGAGATATGGATATGCAGAAGCTTAGTGCTGTTGGCAATAAATCTAAAGGTATATATATGAATGAAGCCTTAATTAACTTTGGAGTAGACCTATATGCACAATGGTTAATGTCTCAGGCTATAGGAAAACTTGAAGGAGTTACTAATGCCAATGTATTAAGACCTGTAGGTTTAATCAGAGAATCTCTTGTGTGGAGTAAAGACATTAATGCGGATAGGGTATCCTCTATAATTATATTAATGATACTTAGAGAAACTAAGATTAAGCAGATAGAGAGTAGACAGAAAGCAGTTAATAAACCCTCTATAAACAAGGATGAGTTTTGGATGAAAGCATATAATAATAGAATGAAACCAAGATACTCCAATGGCATGAATAGCTATACAGATGCAAGAACATTAAATAATAGTCACTAAATAATTTTGAATAAGAGTATTTTAATAGTAATATTGCAAGTTAAATTGTATAATATGGAAAAAATATCAATAGACTCACCAAAATCTCCTTCTAAGAAGAAAGCAAGATGGAGTAAGAGTATAGAAATTAATGGTATTACCAAATCCTTAACTGTTAAAGAGGTAGAGAATGGTTTTATAGTAGAACAATCTACCTATGGCAGAGATTCAACTAAAAAGGATTCTGAATATATGGATGATTGTAAAACCTATGTAACTAAAACAAATCCATTAGAGGGTAAAGAAGCAGATAAAGATGAAAATAATGATCCATTTACTCTTAAGGGGTTGGATGTGTTAATTATAGATTAATAATATACTAAAAATAAATAGATGTACCCAATAATCAGGCGCCAGTTCCCACCTCAAAAAAAATCTATTAGAGAAAAAGATGAGGAGTGGATGAAAATGTGTATTAATGCAGGTATTACCTTAGCGTTATATAATTCAGATACAAGATTAAGAGAATCCAAATATAATATGAGAGCTAATTACAGGCTCTATGATGGTATATTGGATCAAAAAGATGTAGAGAGAACTATGAATCCTTGGGGATTAGATAGTTCCACATTCCCTGCAAAGATGATGTGCTATCCTATAGCCTCCAATAAAGTATCTGTACTTTTAGGAGAAGAGACTAAACGCAGGTTTGATTGGAGAATTAGAGTAACCAATGATGATGCTGTCTCTGAAAAAGAGAAAATGATTAAACGACAAATAACTACACAACTCACACAACTTGCTATAGAAGGTGAGACTGATGAGAAGGTTATTGCTGCTAAAGTAAAGGAACTTGATAAATGGCGTAAGTATGAAGCACAGGATATGCGTGAAAGGGTATCATCTCATATACTAAAACATTTATATCAGGAACAAAAACTTAAATTAAAATTTAATCAGGGATTTAAAGATGCCCTTATAGCAGGAGAAGAAATCTATTGTGCTGATATTATTGGGGGTAAACCCATTCTTAGGAAGGTTAACCCATTAACAATCTATACAGTAGGTATGACTATGTCACCTTATATTGAAGATGCTGATATTATAGTTGAAGATACTTACCATTCAGTAGGATGGGTAATAGATACATTCTATGATAGTTTATCTGCTGATGATATTGATGCTATTGAAAGAGGAACTGGACTTAAATCTTCAGGTAAACCTTTAATTGATTATCCTGCTGCTAATAATCCTTTTAGTAGATACAGTAATATGCCAGACGGTAGTATAGAGATATATGATAATAACTTTGGTAATGCTGCTTATGATGAAGAGGGTAATGTTAGAGTATCAAGAGTAGTATGGAAATCCCGCAGAAAAGTAGGTAAGCTTAAATTCTACAAAGATGGCGAACAACTAGAGGATTTAGTAGATGAGTTATATAAAGCTGATAAGAGTGCAGGTGAAGAAATAGAATGGTTGTGGATTAATGAATGGTGGGAAGGTTGGAAGATAGGTAATTCTATTTATACTAAGATGGGGCCTCGTCCTGTACAGTTTAGAAGAATGGATAATCTATCTATCTGTGGTTCAGGTTATGTAGGAACTATCTATAACACTAATTCAAGTAGGAGTAATTCCCTGATGAATAAAATGAAACCCTATCTTTACATGTATAATGTATTGATGTATAGGTTGGAGAAGGGGATTGCTAAATATAAGGGGCCTACCAAGAACATAGATTTAGCTAAAATTCCTGATGAATGGACACTAGACCAGTATCTATATTACTTGGAAGAAATGGGTTATGATATTACTGACTCATTTAAAGAGGGGGATAAAGGGCAAGCTACAGGTAAATTAGCGGGTAACTTTAATACTACAGGACAACTTAGTAATCCTGATATGGGAAATTACATTAACCATACTATGCAATTGTTATCCTTTATTGAAGGAGCTTTAGGCAGGTCAGTAGGTATTTCTCCACAACGTGAGGGTTCTGTAGATAATAGAGAGACTGTAGGTGGTGTAGAGAGGTCTGTAACACAATCCTCACACGCTACTGAAGAATATTTCCTAGTACATGATTTCACTAAACTAAGGGCATTGGAGGTACTTCTAGAGACAGCTAAATATGCTTATAGGAATGATAGCAAAGTAGCACAATATATCCTTGATGGGGATATGGCTCAACAGATGTTTAAAATAGATGGTGGAGAGTTTTGTGATGCTGACTATGGTTTAGTAATGTCTGATAGTTCTTTACATACAGAATTTAGGAATACAATGGTTCAACTCGCTCAAGCAGGTATACAGAATGATAAGCTTAACTTTAGTTCTTTTATGGATGTATTTACATCAGAATCTATTAGTGACACAAGAAGGAAGATTGAGCAGTATGAGGAAGAATCAATTCAAAGGCAACAAGATAGCGCAACAGCTCAACAAGACCATGAAAAACAAGTACAACAAATGCAGATTGAGAATAGAGAAGATATTCAGGCAGCTGCTATGGAGATTGAGACTCTTAAAGCTAATACACAGATTGAACTTAAACTAATGGAACTTGAAGCTAAAGGTGCTGAAGTATCTCCTACAATTAGTGAAGAAAACCCATTAGATAGAGAGAAATTTGAAGCTGAGAGGTTACTTAAAGAAAGACAATTACAGGAGGCTGTTAGGTCTAGTCTAGTTGCTGAACAACAGAAGGATAAAGAGATTGGTATTAAACAGCAGATTGCAAATAAACCAACACCTAAAGCATCTAAGTAATGGGATTAAGTGTATCTGATAAGTTAGCTTTTATTAGAGAATATAAAAAGCAGGGAGGTAAAGGTAATTACCTCTCTGCTATTAAACAATATGCAAATGGAGGTGAGTTACCTTTGAAAGAACCTTCTATGTTACAAGCATCTGAAACTCCTGAACCTGATTTAACAGGTATGATGAAGTCTAAGATGGCAATGGCATCAGAGTTTGGTAACCCTACAGCAAGACGTATGACTCAAATGGATGCTAAAGG